CCATCACTTCTTAAAACAGTATCAAATGCAAGTTCAGTACTTAAACCAGTCCTTGATTGATTTTGTGTAGTAGTAGTTGTAGTTGTTGTAGTTGATTGTGTAGGTCCACCAAAACCGCCAAAACCAAAACCGCCAAAACCTCGTTCAAAATCTTCTCCAAGCCACCAAGGTCTGAGACCAGTGTTAAAACCTCCAGTCCCTGTAGTTTGTTCGTCAGTTTCTACTCCAGTCCAATTTGTTTCCCATTCATTCCACACTGTACCTAATATACCAGCTTCTTCAGCCATTTGTTTAAATTGGTCATATGAAGATGAATCATCTATTACAACATTTGGTCTTACATCAGTTTCTTTCCATTCGTCTGAATCAGGAGAAAGCTCCATAGTTCCAGCCCAACTAAATACGTTGTATGGATTTACATTTGAGAATGTTGATGCATAAGGTTGATTGATATAATTAACATCTGTTGCCATTGGCATAGTAGCTAATGAATTTGTTAATGTTGCTGCACCAGAAGTTGAATTGCTTTCTGTACTTAATCTTACTAAGTTAACATTTCTTTCATCAAACTTAGGTCTTAATATACCATTTGATTTATCTATTGCTGCTGTATAATCTGGATTTCCTGAATCTCCAACTGAATGACTTCTAAATCCATCTACTATAAATCCATTTTTTAATCTTGAAAATCCATTACCATCAAACAATTCTACGTCAGCAGCGCTTTGTTCTAATAATGATAGGGATGTATAATATTCTAAGTTTTTAATTCTTTTATCAAGTGCACCAATATCTTTCATGGTATATCTTGTGTTATTAAGAATTTTTGGTTTAACATCGTCTAATTCATATATGAAAGGTTTTAAGTTTAAGTCATATATACCCATTGCGTCATCAGGTGTTTCTGGAGCTTTAGGATTTAAATTTGGTACACCAACTGCTGTTTTAAATTCGCCTTTACGATTAATAAAGACTTTATCAATTCGTGGCATGTAATGTTCTACTTGAGCAATAGGTGCTGAATTTGGTTTAACTGGCTGTGGATTACTTGCGTTTGTTCCTGTAAAATTATCTGCTCCAGCATCAGCCTTTGTTGGTCTAAAGTCTAAACAATCTAATAAATTAAAGGTTCCCTTAGAACTATTAAATAATATTTTTTTCTTTCTATCTGCTTCTGGATATGAATCAACTGAGAAATAATCTCCAGATGCATGTGTATAATGGTCAAACGTAACTGTTATATTACCTGCAGGTGTAGGGAATCCTGGCTTAAGTGTGACTTTACCATTTTGATAAAAATTATCTCTTTGTCCATTATCTAATATAAATCTATCTGTAATATTTACTGATTGAGCATCAGTAACAGATACTATTCTTATAATATCTGATTTGTCTAAGCTTAATGCACTCCCTGAAAGAGCTCCAGCTTTTGTAGCATTATTAACTCTATTTTTTTGTTTTTGTAATATATTTTTTCTTACATCAGCCATTACTTTCATTCTGGTAGAACCAGCAGTAACTCCACTAATATTACCAAATGTTAATGATGTCGATCCATCTGAGCCAGATGTAATTTGCGGTGTAGTATCAATAACACCAGTACCTAAAGAAGCTGTAATAGAACTTGTATTTACAAAAGTTCCATCAGAAATTGAAATAGCATTTGAATTTAAATCAAATAATTGTTTTACTACTATAATAGTATCTGTTGTTGTACTACCTGTTTTTAAAGTTTTGACAGCGGCTTGTGGCAATTTAAATACCATTGTGTTATTACCGACTTCAAATAGATTACCAGCTGAAGCTAAATCACCGATAAAGTTTTGAGTATTTCCTGTTTGGTTAACACTTCTTACTGCACTAAATACATTATTACCAGACATGTTAACATCAAAAAGATGTAGCCTTAATTCTCCACTTACAAATTCTATAGCTCTTGCTCTTGCTGTTCCTATAACACTACCGCCTTGTCCTGTTGCGTTATGTAAATTCATTGTTGCAAAAGTATTAACATCTGGCATACCTTTTACAGTTGATGCTGTTAATTTGACATAGTTTCCTACTTGTGCACTTGTTGTAGCTACATTGACTGTATTTGTAGAATTTGCACCTCTTGGTTTTTCTACTACTAAATTTTTAGTTGTATTATTTTGAACTCTGAATCCTTTTACATAAGCTACTGATGGGTCAATACCTACAACTAATCTATCTTCACCGAATGTTGTAGCTGCGCCTGTGTTAGCAGCATCTCCATCAGCTATAATTTCAGCAGTGGTTTTAAAACCAAAGTTAGTTCCATCGTTTAAATATTCTCTTACATTAAGTTGAAATGGTTCTACAACGTAATCACCAGATTCTTCAAATGTTCTTCTTGCTAATCTTTCTGTTAATTCTGTATCGCCTGTTTTATCTGTTTTATCAATAGCAGCTTTACCATCTTCTATTACAACTAATGTAATATAATCATTTTCTGTTCTTGAAGATAAAGCTAAAGGTTCCTTTATAAGTGTTGTACTTATTTTATACCTTTTTGCTCCTGGAGCAGCTGTATTTGGAACACCTTGTGCGTTATCTAATAAAGTAGAATCTGTTCCTGATTCAACTATAGATTCTGTAACTCTTAAACCTATGATATAATTAGGTGTGTTTGTATATTTGTCTAATATTAATGAACCAGCTGGAACATAAGCAAATGTTCCTGATATAAAATATACACCTTCTTCTATATTTATTGTTGAGCCTAATCCAGTAGCAGCTGATGATATAGCTTTAGCATATCTTACTGGTGAACCATTAGATGATAATTCTTCGCCGTTTGCAAATACTGAAGTTGCATTATTTGTGCCTGAATTAGTATATTTTACATATAAAGTAGCTGGGTTTGAAGCATCGCCTTTTGCAACTACTTCTAATACTTCAGCAGTGACTCCGCCAGTAGCACCAGTAATTGTAGTACCTACAAATTCTGATAAATAGTTGTCTGCATTTAATGCACCAGCTGTTGAATGAGTAAATGATGATTCAATTTTAACAAAATCGTATTCTACATTTAATGTGACTTTACCGTTAACAACTCTTGAACCATCTTTAAAAGCGTATTGACCATAACGGTCTATTTGAGCTTGTAATGCAGTTTGTAATTGTGTAAGCTCTCTTGCTTGTACTGCATATCCTGGTCTAAACAGAATTCTATGATAATTCTTTGTTTCATCAAAATCATCAAGTGTGTAATCTGTAAAATTGTGTTTTACTATTGTTGTTGCCATAAATCTCTTCTCTTTCTAATTGATATTAGAATTCAATTATTACTTTAATATCTTCAATCTGTGTTGTTGTTCTGCTAATAGGATTTCTATTTTCTAAGAATAAAATCTCTCCACTTGCACGGTCTACTTCAGGACTACCTACTGCATTAGATGTTTCTAATGTATCTGCCTGACTTGATGACTGACCAGTAACGACTTCGCCATTTGCGAAAGCCTTATATCCTGTTTTTGAATTTTGATGGTATCTTAAATAACCATTTGATGTATCTTTTTCTACTACGTAAGCTTGAGCTCCGCCAGCTCCTACAATTAACTCATCAACTGTATAATTAGCTACTGTTGCAGATGAATTAAAGTCTAAATAACTTGTAGCTTTTAAAGTATCTGCTGTGGCAATATTACCAGCCAATGGAGTAGCGTTATAATCTCTTGGTTCATTAATTAAAGTAATTTGTCTAAAATCATTACCTACAGTTATATCACCACCATCATTTCCGTCTAGTTTAGAATTAAGAGCTACAAAGAATCCACCAAGTTCTGATACTGGGTCAACTCCATGTCCTGCTTTAGGAGCAATAACTGCTCTTGCTGTAGCGTCTGAACCAGCACCACCTGAAATTACAATATCAGCTACTCTATAATTAGTACCTTTATTTGCTATTGTGACTGCAGTGACTGCACCACTTCCAACTGTAACGCCGGCAGTTGTTGTGACTGTTGCTCCAGTGCCATCACCTGTTATTGTAACTGCGACATTAGTATTATTTGTATAACCTGTTCCACCTGCTGTGACTTCAATTCTTTCGATGCCACCAGCTGTTGTTGAATCTCTTGAAGCTTTTTGGTTTAAGTATTGAGCGTAATCTGCTTCTGATAAAACAGCTTCTGCTGCGGCATCATTAGCATATGCAAAGGTTAATATACCTGATACTGAACCTGATGGCGCTCCACTTAATGTTAATACAGAACCGTTAATTGCTGAAACAGTTTTAGATGACCCTACATTAGTTCCACTTACTGTCATTCCAACATGTATACCAGAAACAGTTTCTGTTAATATAATTGTAGTTGTTGTTGAAGCGACTGCTACAACAGCACTTGCTGATAATGAAACAGTTTTAACTGGCATATAACTATTTGTTAAGAATTTTTCTGCATCTGCAACTGATATCGTATACATATATTTCCATGTATATCCGTCTGATTCTGCAGTTGGAGCAGTTAATGTTTGAGTTGGCTGAATGCTTGAAGCACCTCCACCAGCCACAATACATTTATAAACTTTAAATTCTGATGTTACGATATAAAACGCTTTATCAAATATACTTGCGTCGTCTGAATCCCAGGCATAGTATGAATTACCTGATGTCCAAGTATGTCTTGGTACTACGTGAGCAATATCTGCAGGTACAATTTTCTTCATACCTATAAGGTTTGCTCTTGCTTCTCCTAACTGGTCTAAGTTATCTCCTGGAACAAAAGGAGTTGTGTCTGTAGTATCAGATGTGGTTAAAGACCATACGTCTGATTTACCTATTGCCACATAGACACTAGAGCCTTCTATTTGCTCTTTAAAATGCGATGCATTTACTGTTCTAAAATTTGATGTTATGATTGCTGCCATTCTTCTATCCTGGTTATTCTATATGTACAAAAGTACTTGTGTTATTATTATTTATATCACTTGAGTTGATAGTTTGTAATGTTTTGCTACCTAAAAACTCAATTGTTTGGTTAGTATTATAAAGCCTTGGAGAAGTAAAGAAATTCTCTGTGCCTTTCCTTTGTTTGTAATTATTATTTATAATGGTCCTAAAACTTGCATTTACTACTTTAACTTTAGACTCTGGTAAAAATTTAACTGCAGTACCTGTTGAAGTCATTATTGAACCAGTTGCTTGTACTGGATTTGTTTTAACTTCTGTTATTAATGTATCTACATGATTATGATTACAATTAACTTCTATTATCTCTTGTTGGTCTGCTATTCTTACTTCATTATTTGCTTGACTTCCAATTGTAAGAATAGGGTCATTAATATATCCACTTCCTGCATTTGTTATTGTTGTACCGGTTATCTCTCCGTCGCTATCTATAGTAAATACTGCTGTTGCTGTTACGTTTGTAGATAAGAAAGCTCCTGTCGCATCTTTTGATTGTGGTGTTGGAAAAGAAATTGTTGGAGCTACTAAAAAGTTTTTATCTGCTAATCCTACAACATCAACAGATGCTATTTTAGTTGCATTTGGATTTGCTGGAGCTGTTCCAACTAAATTTTGCCAATTGCTACCTTCTGAGTTAACAGTTATAACATCTTTGTTTAGTCTTCCTAAAGCGTCTAAACCTACCGTCACCGACGGTGCAACGCCAGAAAGTCCTGGGAGGGATATACCATTAAAAGTGATTGTCAGTGACGAACCAGTATAACCAAATCCTGGCTCTCCTATTGTGAGTGCTTCCAAAGCTCCGTTTAAAGTTGTGGCAGTTGCAGTTGCAGTTGCTCCTGTAAATGTGTGTGATGTTCCGGAACCAACTCCTGATATATTAAGTTCTGCTCCGCCTGCTGTTGCTGATAAAGAAATAGCATTGCCTGATATTGTTTTAACAAAGTATGTTGTACCAGAAACTAATCCACCGATTGATGTTCCTCCACCACTATTATATGTAATACTATCATTTGCTACCCATGAATTTTTTTGAGTTGCAGTAAGTGTAATATTATTATTTGAAGTACTTACAATTGAACTACTTGAACCATTAAATGTTTGAGCTGTTGGAGCAGCAATACTTAAAACTGCTGTATTATAATCTTTACCACCATTACCTATTGTTATTGAAGATACTGAACCATTTGTAAGAACAGCTGTCAATGTTGCTGTTGTAAATCCTGATGGAGTTCCACTATCTGATGAAGTTATAACAGGAACTGCGGTATAACCTGTACCACCGGATGTTATTGTTGTTCCATTTATAATACCATTTTTTAAAGCGACTGAAACAGTACCTGATTTATGAACTTTTGCAGTAATAGTAGGTAAGAAAGCCGAAACAAACATCTCAACAAGTATTGGAACATCTTCTGGTCCTATAATACCTGGCTGTCTATCTGGTATTGCTGATAAAACTTTCCTTATTGCTAATCCTAAATCATCTGTTCTTTTTCTACCAGAAGGTTCTCCGTTTGGAGCTAGGTCTACATAACCATTAGGATTAAAAACATCTTCTCCTAATACAGCTTTTGTTAATTGTAAGAATACTAATATCTCTGCAAAGTAAATAAATCCAGCTGGGTGAACTAATCTATTATATGATAAGTCCCAATCGGCTAAATTTTTACCAGTCTTAATTAAATAAGAAAACTTTTGATATTTTTTACTATCTTGTACTACAATACTATCAGATAAGAATCCTTTATTATCTAAATATTGTCCACCTTTTGGAAGAGCTGCGTTAACATCCCAATTACCAGATGATGGTATTAATACTTTATCATAAGGAAACTCTACTTCAGCAATATCATTAAATAATATTTTAAAAAATATCTCAATAGAATCTGATGTACCTCTTAATCTATAAAAATCTATAATTTGTTTATAAAGAGTTCTTTTATCTACTGTAACTCCTCTTGGAATTGTAGCAGCAATTTCTTTTTGCATTAATTCTAAATAGCCTTCACTATTAGTATCAATATCCATTGCCTGTTCAATAGTATTCATTACATATGATGGACCTGGACCTACCCAATTCTTTTGTATTGTTGTTAATTTGGCTGAGTAATTATTATAACCATCTAGATGGTTGTTTAAGGGAGACGCTAAACCATTGACTGTAAATGTTTTACCTATTTCAGATGTTGAATTAACTAGTGTACCTGGCAATTCATTACCATTTGTTATTGCTACATTAACATCATTTAAAGGTATAGTTATAACACCAGGCGCTTTTACATCTCCTTTAGTTCCTAATCCAGCATTTTCATCCGCTTGAGTATATAATACATCTGTACCTGATGGACTCGTTAAAACAAGAGATGACCCTGCACCAGTTTCATCTGTAAAAAATTTATTATTTTCGTTATTAGGGTCAGGTATTCTAAATTGTGCTTGGCCATTTAATACAACATCTGTAAAAACATTATTTTCTTGATAAATAAATTCATCCATATTCATAAATGCATAATAAGCTTGTAAGAATTTATCTAGCTTATCTTTATTTTCTAATATTTCGGATGGTATTATTTGGTCTAAACGAATATCTTCTTTCGTTTGAGACAGAGTTCCTTGTTCGAGTTCAATCGCTCCTGGAGTTAATGTCTTTTTATATCCCATTATTTAAATCTTGATGTTGTTGTATAGTCTATAGAACCAGCTGAACCAGCAACTGCAATTGTATCTATTTCTGGAGTTATAACTACAAAACTATTATCAATTGATATTAATTGGTCTCTCTTTGGTCCTAAATCTAGTGAGTTAGGTAATACAGTAATTTTAATATTATCAGTGGTATCAGGTGTAAAGTTATTTAAAAGAATAGTACCTTTATCTACATCTATTTCTCCAGCGCTTTTAATCACCGTTGTATTAACTTCATTCACTACTTTATAAACAATTACATTTCTTTTAGTAGAATCAGTAATAGGCTCATCACCAAAGAAATGGTCAACATTATTTATTTTAAAAGCTGAAGATGATATTAAAAATGCACTTGAATTACCTGACTGGAAAAAAGGAGATGAAAAACTTAAACTAAAGTTATTTAATGCATTATTTACCGGTGTAATATTTTGAAACATTCTCGGTCTTACTGTTGTATTTAATATAGCTGGGTCACTGTTATCTATATTTCTTGTTAACTGTGAGTGTCTAAATACACCATCAAATTTATTTAAATTATTAAAGTTATAATCTGTTATAGTATCTCTTACTACTGATTGTAAATCTACAGAACTTCTATCTGTTAAATTAGGATTATATTTAAATGATACATCTAATTCTAAATAAGTAAAGTTAGGGTCTACTATTTGTGGAGTAATTGATACAACATTCTTACCTTTTAAAATAGCTCCGGTAATATTTGTTTTTTCTGCTGTTGTAAGTGTTTCTGCTAATAAAGGTTTAATACAAACATATACTCTTCCATAGTCAGGTGGGTCATTATCTTCACCACCCCATGTTGAGATAGAATCTATATTACTAAATTCCTTTTTAATAATTGCTGCATAGTCATCAGCTGTTACTGCTCTGTTTTGTGATATAAAAGTAAGAGGAGCGTTAAATCTTATTGACTCCATTGTTTCTTCTTCAGCTCCACCAGCAGCTGCTGCAACTAATGATACTGCAATATTATCAAATGTACCAATATCATCAACCATTGTAAATAAATTTGCACCATTACTTTCAGTACCTTTAGTGGTTACATAATCAACTGTTACGATATTATTATTAGTTGGTTTAAATCCAGTTACGCCATCACCAAAGTATACTTCATAATAACCGCTTGGATTTTCTTGTAAGTAATAAACCTTTGATGTAGAATCTACACCTTTTAATGTTTCAAATTTTGTATATACGTCAAATGCTGTTGATTCCTCATTCGCCTGTACACGTACGCGTAACGTGCTTGTATCAGCATCAAAGTCAGAGAGTTGAAATTTCTGATTTTCTATATCATTATCAACTCTATATTTTAATTCTCTTGAAGTTCCTTCAACAATAGTTACATCGTTGAACGTATATAATGTACCAGATAAAGTAGCTGTTTGATTTTCTAATACAACAAATTGAAATTCTTCACCACTTACTACTGTATTTAATTTTGTTCCTTTTGCCAATAATAATGTTGTGGGAATTGTACCAGTTTCTCCAGCAATATTAACTACTAAATCTACTTTTGCTCTTGGAGATAAAACAGACCTAGGTGTATATCCTAATAACTTAGCTCTTGTTACGACATTACCTCTTATCTGAGCTGAATCTAAAAACGATTCATTTAATGAGTAATGAGCATTTAAAGCATTATAATGAGTATTATAAGCTAATACATCTAATAAGACATTAAGGCCTGAACCTTCAAAGTCATAATCATTAAATTCTGTTTGTTGTTTTAAAAAGTTTTTGAGATTATTTTTTATATCTGCAAAATCTAGTTCCGTTACATTTAAGTTTGTTGCCATTTTATCTTAACCTTCTTAATACGATTTCAACTGAATCATTTGAATCGAATTCTTTTATTTTAAATCTTACATTTATGCGATATTCATTTCTATCAGTATTATCTATAATATCGATACTTCTTATAGCTACTCTTTGTTCGTATTTTTGTATTACAAACCTTATTTGTTCTCTTAGTTCTATATTAGTTAATACTCCAGCTGGTTCAAAAAGCAATCCTCTTAGATTAGCTCCTAAATCATCTTGAAATGGTCTTTCGTAAAAATTTGTTATAAGTAAATTTTTTATTGCATTTTTAATAGCAGCATCGTCTTTTAAAGGTATAATATCCTTACGTATAGGATGTATCTTTAAAGATAAATCTAAATCGCGATGAGGTTTCTTTTTAGATACAATCCTAGCTTGCTCTAAATCCCCTGATATTTGCTTGTCGCCTGTATATAATCCTGCCATATATCTATTTATACTCGTTAACCGGCTTCTTCAACCGTTATTGCGTTAGGAAGTTGATTATCTATATCGATAACAGCTGCCACTTCTTGTATACCACCCGGTAATTGAATCGTTTTTGGTACTCCTATTAACTCTAAGAACTTACAAAAATCGAATGTTAAAAATGCTATTATAGCATCTAATCCAGGTATAGCTTTTATAGCATTAGTTATTTTAGAGAGTACTTCTTTAAGTAAATATGCAAAATAA